GATTCCTTCTGTAGGATCTGAATCAGCTTCAGTATCTCCAGGTGTAACTACTGCTACTGGTGGTGTTGTGATGATTGATAATTATATCGACTTAGAAAAAAGAGATAGTTGGGATCTTATCTCAGAGAATACTAATCCTACTGGAACTTCTAGTAAACAAGTTGTTTTTAATTCTAAGAGATTTGGTGAAGCAATTCAATGTAAGGGTAATAGAGTTTTAGATCTTGATGATATTTCTGAACAATTCTATACTGATCCAAATATATTCAGATCTCTTGAACTAGATCGTTTTGATACAAACGAAACTTCAGCAGTCAAATATTATGCACAGGTAGTATTAGACACTTCTTTAGGTATAACATATAATGCTATTCAATACAGTGAGTTTGTTGTAAGTCATGACCAAAGCGAAGCATTTTTGAACACGTATGCTCAATTATCAGATTCCTTTGATCTAGGAGAATTCAATGCTACTATAACAGGTGGTATTCTCAGTGTTAGTTTTTCACCTGTCAATCCCGATCATGAGGTTGATATTACTTTCTTCAAGGAAGTACTTCCAGATTCTGTTGGTGTGGGAACCACTGCTGCTGGTCTAATACAGAAAGTTGGTATGACATCAGCGATTGCTGCATCAGGTTCTCCAGTAGTACAAGTACTCCATGAAATAGACAGTACTAAGTTTAGGTCTGGTAGTGTTGTCATTGCTGCAGAAGGACCAAATGAAAAAGAAATTGACGAATTTACATTCCTAGTATCAGGAACAATTGCATGTGATTATAGTAATTTTGGTCAAATGGATTCTGGAACTAACCTAGGAACATTTGCAGTGAATCATGCTAGTGGTGTTATTAGATTAGAATATACTCCTGTTGCAGGTATAGGAGTTACAGTTTCTACAATAACCTCTTTAGTTGGAGTTGATACTCACGTATCTTATAGTGGATTTACTACTACAAGATATAGGATTGGTGATACTGAATTGAATTCTAGAAGAACTGAAATTGCTGCTGCAGCATCTCCTACTGCTGTTGTAATATCTGAAAAAGATTCAGAAACCTTTGCTACATCTAAGTATTCAATTGAAGTAGAAAATACTACAGATAATGCATATTCGTATTATCAAGTCACAGCAAATAATTATGAGGGTACTGTAAACTACAGTAAGTTCAATAACTTATCAACTGCCACGGGTATCTCAACTATTGGTGCAAACAACGATGTTCCAAATCCACAAAGAGATGTTCGTGCAACCGAGGTTGTTGCTTCTGGAAATAATACCCAAGTGAAATTTACACCAGCACCTAACAAAGCATACATTGTTAGAGTTGCTGAATTAAGAATAGACAAACCAGACGCACTCTCAAGTAACACTGAGGTTGGCTTCTAAATATCTCAAAAGACTTATAAATGGCGTTTAAGTTAGCATCAGTAAATAAGCAATTTGGAAAGTCAACAGAAACTTTTCAGCAGTCATTCAATTTGACTCATAGAGGTGTACCTGTTTTTGCCAAGACTTTTGATGCTAGTGATTCTGCAGTAGTAGATGTTTCTGAAGATCAGTTTGTAATGAACAATCATTACTTTAGAACTGGTGAACCTATTGTTTATGATGCAACCAATGGTACTGCGGTTGGTATACAGCATGGTGTAAATGGTGTTGGGGCTGCAACTACATTACCAATACAATTATATGCAATTGAAGTTACTGAAGATAAATTTCAAGTTGCAATTAGTGCTGCAAATGCTGCTAATAATTTACCTATAGGATTGACTACTGTTGGAATAGGTACTACTCATAGGTTTCTTTCAGAAAAACAAAATACTAAGTGTTTGATTGCAATAGACAATGTTATTCAATCTCCAATTTATAACATTCCAACTACTGTTACTACTTGTCAAAATAATATAATTGGTACGAAAATTCTTTTTGCAGATGCAGGTAATTTTAGTAGATATGATTTGATAAAAGTTAATGATGAGATAATGCGTATTCAAATTATTGGGATAGATGATGTTCCTAATAAAGTTTTAGTTGATCGTGCATGGATGGGTACAAATCAATTTGCTCATCAAATTGGTGATAGTATACATTTATTAGGTGGTGATTATAATATTATAAATGATAGAATTTTCTTTTCAGATGTACCTTACGGTGGTAATAGGGAAGAAATAGGAATATCATCTGTAACCATAGATATATCATCAAACTCATTTAACTTGCTTTCAGATAGTTTAGAATCTGGTACGAAAGTAAAACTTAGAACCCTTGATCCACCAAGACCATTAGAAGAAAACCAAGAATATTTTATTATTAAAAACTCTGCAAATAACTTCTCATTTGCAGATGATAGAGGAAAAGCTTTATCTGGGGATGCTATTGACCTAACAACTGCTGGTATTGGAACTCATAAAATAGTGCTTTCTGATGCTACTGACGGTAGTTCATTTCAAGGTAGAGTTTTCACTAGATCAGATTATCATGATAATGTTATTTTAGATGATATATCTGCAGATTTTACTGGAATAGGTAAGACGTTTACAATAAAGAGTTCAGGTGTTAATACCACTGGACTATCTACTGATTTTGGTCCTATATTGATAAACAATGTTTTTCAAAGACCAGGTATAGATTATAATTTAGATGGTGATGCTTCAACTGGTATTACTACCATAACATTTACTGGTAATGAAAATTCTGATCAATCAGAAACATATAGTACCTCTGACGTAAACTCTAATAATTTACCTAGAAAAGGTATTATTACACGTATTGACGAATGGGAAAAGGGATATGGATATCAACCAAGAGTTGTTGGTATTGGTACTGCTGTAATTAACTCATCAGGAGTTATATCAAGTATTGGTATGGGTTTTACTGGTAGTGGATATAGAAATAACAATGAAACTATCTACAAATTCAAAGTATTAGGTGGTGGTGCAACTACAGGTGCTGCTGGTACATTTGTAACTGAAGTCGGACATATAAAGACTATTGATATAACTGATAGTGGTTCTGGTTATTATTATAAGTCAGTATCAAATGCAATTCATGATATAAACTCAGGTATCATGACTGTAACAACATCTGCTAATCACAACTTAGCAGTTGGTGATAGGGTTGTATTGAGTGGTATCAATATGAGTGATGGTAGTTCAACATATTCATTCCCATTCCCAGATGAAGTTGGTTATCAAGGAGCAAGAGTTGTTGAGATTGTACCAAGTGTAAGAAAGTTCTCTGTAAATGTAGGTGTGCATACAGTTGCAACAACATATGGTAGTGGTGGTGTTATCAATAAACCAACTGACGTTCAATTTGATTCTCCTATTGGATATGATGATGTTGCATTAGTAAGTGCTTTGACAGGTATAGGAGCATCAGTTGCTTTAGATGCAAACCAACTCACTCAGATGAAAGGTTTTGAGTTGACTAATGTTGGATATGGATATAGTGAAGGTGAAAATCTAACTATCAGTGGTATCAATACTGATCCAACTCTTATTGAAAAAGGATTTATAGATGTTGCTAGTGGTGATGAATATAAAATTGAATTTGCAGAATACAATGCAAACGTTGGTATATTAACTGTTGCTATTGGTATTCATACTTTAACAGTTGGTATGGGTGTCAGTCTAAAAGATGAGTGTATTGGATTTACTTGCTCACAAGATAGTTATTCTACACTTCATAAGTATCCAAGATCAACAGATCCTGTTTCTGGTATAAGCACTACTATCGTTGGAGTTGGTACTACAACAGTATCTTTCCAAGTAGGTCTTTCTCCTGTAAATCGTAGATATGATCATAAGTTTGCTGGTGCAGCATTCTTACCAACCTCATTCAAAGTTAAGTATACTATGGATGATGAATTCTCTGGATGGGTGTTAGGTAAACTACAAATTTTAGATGATTTTTCAGGTGACTTTGATGGTGCTAGAACAGTATTTACTTTAACCGAAGATGGAGCAGCTATTAGTTTTGAAAAAGATATTGGTATTCCTGTTATCATACAAAATAGTCTTTTGATATTCTTAGACGATGTTCTTCAAGAACCAGGTAAATCATATACTTATAGTGGTGGTACTCAAATAGCATTTACAGAACCACCTAAAGAAGGTGCTAAACTTCAAATATTATTCTATAGGGGTACTGATAGTGATGTAGGAACTTTGACTGCTGTTCCTAGTTTGAAAACTGGTGATATTATTCAGGTAGACAGTAATCCAGAAGCAGGTCAGGATGAACGTATTGTTAGAGAAATTGTTTCTAGAGATACTATTCAGACTACTCTATACAGAGGTGCAGGAATTAGTTCATCTAAAACACCTCTGAGACCAATTTCTTGGTCTAAACAAAGGAATGATAAATTTATTGATGGTGTAGTAGTAAGTAAGGCAAGAGATTTATATGCTGGTCAGGTTTATCCTGCTGCACGTATAATTCAAGACATTACTAAAAATGATACTACGTTCTACACAGACGCAGGTATTATTGGGTTTAGAAGAACTGAAGCACCAGATGCCAGTGATCTAACATTGAAAATTATTGATACTGATAAAGACAATACAGGATTTGGAAGCACAGGATTCAATTATCCTAAGACAGTTATTACTGGTGCAAGCTGTACTGGTGATGATGGTATTCTCACTGGAGTAGGTGTTCAAGGTGCTTATATAACCTTTGAATTCCATATACCATTGAACTCTCCACATAGAGTAACTGAATATGGTGGTAAGACAACTAGTACTATTGCTGCCAATGATTACTTTATAATTTCAAATTCCAATGTTGGAACTGGAGTAGCAGCACGTAATGCTGCTAATACTGCTGCTGTTGGTGTTGGTACTGAGTTCTGTGATGGTGTTTACCAAGTACATTCTGTTGCTGGTATTGGTCAAACTGTCCGTGTCAAGACCCGTTACACAGGTTCCCATGGAATTACAGTTGGACTTAATTCTGGTCAAGGTAATAACTATGGTAACTATAGTTGGACTAAATGGACATGCTCTGCTATTGGTGCAGCGTATACATGCAATACCTCAAACGGATTAACTGGGTTGTCAACTGCACCTCAAATTCAGAGGTCTACTAAATTATCTTTAGATTACACATAAATAAACAAAAAGTTTCAAAATAATGCCAGCCGTCATCACGGATCAGATTAGAGTACTGAATGCGTCAAATTTCGTAAGTGGAATTTCGACGACTGATAATAGTTATTATGTCTTCATAGGACTTCCAAATGCAACAGAAGTTGCAACGGATTGGAATACAAATACTCCATCACCAGTGGATAATTTTGATCAGTATGATGACATATATGATACTCTTATTTCTGCCAAAAAAATTACATCCAATGATGTTCTAAGAGTTGTAAATAAAACTACTTGGACAAGTGGTACGATATATGAAATGTATCGTCATGATTATAGTATTAATAAATTGAGTCCACAAACTAGTTCTAGTAATTTATACAGCTCAAATTATTATGTAATGAACTCTGATTATAGAGTTTATGTTTGCATATACAATGGTGCTGCTCCATCAAACAATGGAAAAGGAATTGTTTCTTTACAAGAACCAACTCATACCGACCTTCAACCTAGACTTGAAAGTGATGGTTATATTTGGAAGTATCTCTATACTATAAAACCTTCAGAGATTCTCAAGTTTGACAGTGCTAACTTCATGCCTGTGCCAACAAATTGGGAAAATAATACTGATGTAGTTGATGTAAGAAACGCTGCTGTTGATGGTAAGATTGAAGTTATAACGATTGAAGATGTAACTAGTGCTGCATATCAATTTAATGGTACAAAAAATAATGTTCCCATTAGAGGAGATGGAGATGGTGGTTTAGCATCTGTTACTTTCTTGAATGGTAAGCCATCTGCAGTTCAGGTAACTAATGGTGGATCGGGGTATTCTTTTGCAACTTTAGATTTAGATTCTGTTGTTACTGGTGCTGGTGCTTCTTTTTCAGTAATCATTCCACCTCCAGGTGGACATGGTGGTGATGTTTATAGAGAACTTGGATCAAATAAGGTTCTTGTTTATTCTAGAATTGAGAATGCTGACGTAACAAACCCAGACTTTCCAACAGGAAACCAGTTTGCACGTATAGGTATTCTAAAAAATCCACTAGAGAATGGTAGTACCAATTTACTAACATCATCTTCAGTTGTCAATCTACCTGCTATAAAGGTGGAGGGTGCTGCAGCATCATCTTTGATACCATCACTTGATGGACAAATAACTCAAACTGTTGGTGTTGGTTCAACTGCTATTGGTAAAATTATATCTTACGATAGCACAACTCAAGTGTTGAGATATTGGCAAGATAGAAGTCTTGCTACGAATAACTCTGCTGGTACTAAACCCACTTATGGTTATAGTCTAAATAAGTTCAATAACACTCCTGGATCTGGAGGTTCTACAAACCTAACAGTAGCAACTACTTCAGGTACGGAAACGTTAACCATTGACACAGGATTTGTTGGAGTATCAACAATAGTAAATTCTAAGACATATTATTTCGGACAATCATTTACTAATGGTCTTGCTGAACCAGAAATTAAAAAACATTCTGGTGATATTATATACATTGATAACAGACCAGAAGTTATGAGAGCCACAAACCAACGAGAAGACATCAAAATCGTATTAGAGTTCTGACCCAATGCCACAAAATACCAATCTAAATGCGAGTCCATACTTTGATGACTTTGAAGCATCGAAGAACTTTAATAGAGTATTGTTCAAACCTGGAACTCCAGTACAGGCAAGAGAACTAACAACTTTACAATCTATTTTACAAAATCAGATTGAAAAGTTTGGACGACATATGTTTAGAGAAGGATCAGTAGTTATTCCTGGTTCTGTAAGTTATGATCAAGACTATACTTGCATAAAGATTGAGTCTACATTTTTTGGTGTTCCTGTAGAATTATACTATGATGCTTTAATCAATCTAAGGATAAAAGGAAAAACTTCTGGTGTTATTGCTACAGTGAAGAAGGTTCTTCCAGCTTCACAGTCAATTACAAATAATACTACATTATACATCAAGTATGAAAGAAATGGTGATGATGGTAAAACAGAATATTTTCAAGATGGAGAAAGTTTAATTTCATTGTCTACTTTTGTATATGGTTCTACCAGTATAACAAAAGGTTCTGATTTTGCTAATTGTATTTCTAATGGTGCTCATGCTATTGGTTCAGCATTTACTGTAACCAAAGGTGTTTTCTTTGCTCGTGGTGCATTTGTTGATGTTCATCAAGAAACTATCATACTAGATCAGTATGATAATAAACCTACTTATAGGGTTGGTTTCCTTGTTAAAGAAGAACTTGTTACTGCTGTAGATGATGATAGTTTATATGATAATGCTGCTGGATTCTCTAACTATACTGCTCCTGGTGCTGACAGACTTAAGATTAGTTTAGTACTTACAAAGAAAGCAAATGATGATTTCAATGATGAGAATTTCATTGAATTGTTTAGGTCTGAAGGTGGTAAGAAAAAGAAACTTGTAGATAAAACATTATACAGTGAAATGGCAAAAGAACTTGCCAGAAGAACACATGACGAGAGTGGTGATTATTATGTTAGACGATTTAGTTTAAATGCAACAGAATGTCTAAACGATAGGCATACTGTTTTTGGTACATATTTTCCAGAGCAAAAAACATATAAGGGTAATATTCCAACCAAAGATTTGATGAATATTAGGGTTGGTCCTGGTAAAGCATATGTAAAAGGATATGAGTGTGAGGTACATGGTGCTAGAATTTTAGATGTAGAGAAACCAAGAACAACACAACTTGTAAAGAGTAATGCCATACCTTTCCAAGCAGGTAATAGTCTAAGGGTAAACAATACTCTAAACGGTGCTCAAGTAAAATTAGCTGCTGCTAATGCCGATTATGTTGATTTGCGTGATGCAAGATTAGGTGCTACTAAGTCATCTGCTGCTGGTAATAGTATTGGTAAAGCAAGAGTATATGATTATAAACTTCAGAATTCTGCATACACTGGAGATACTAGTGTATTTGATTTGTTTTTGTATGATATACAGACGGATGGAAAGATAGGTATCAACCAAGGACTTACCATCTCCACCCCTGCTTACATTCAAGGTATGCAGTCTGGAGCAAGTGCTTTCTTGAAGACAGGTGGATCTAGTCTTTTTGAGTTAGAACTACATCAAACTTCAGGTACTTTTATAGTAAATGAAACCATTGCAATTAATGGTATTCATGAATCTTGGAAGGGAATGGGTTGTAGAATCGTAACCAGTGTTACTAATTACGACCTTTCAGATGTAAAATCAGTTAGATCTACTGCTGCAAGTAGAACATTTGCTGCTGATGTAGTTCTAGAATCAAAGCATAACTTTGGTGCTGGTGCAGTTAATATATCTGTTGGTTCAGGATCACCTGGTATCTCTACTGCAACATCTACTATTGCTGGATTTTATTCCAATTTCAAAGTAGGTGATATTATAAGATACCAATTAAGTGGTATCTCTGATCCAGTATATAATGTAGTGTCTGTAGTTGGTACTTCCAGTCTAACACTATCTGCTGCACCTGATGATGTCAGTGGTGTATGTGATAAAGATCTTCCAACATCTTCTGTTACAGTAAGTGGCGTTGAAATAGTTGCGACAAACCTAAGAGGATCTTCTAGTGGATTCCTTTATGCACAACTACCACATAGTAATGTAGAGTCTATAGATCTTACAGATTCTGTTATAAAAGTTAGAAAGGAAGATACTGGTCAAGCTACAGATGGTAGTGGTCAGATGGATTTACCATCTTTGACAGGAACAGATTATATTTACGATGCATTTGATGAAGAAAGATATACTGTATTTTATTCTGATGGAACAATTGAAGCACTAACAAGCGATCAATTCTCACTTACTAGTGGTGGTAAAGGTGTTACTTTATCAGGTCTTACTGCATCTCAAAGTAATGTTGTAGTACATTCAACTCAACAGAAGGATAAAGTAAAATCTAAGCAGAAAACAATTGTTAGGTCTGCATCAGTTACAGTTACTGGATCAGATAGAGAATGGTCAGGTATTACAACTTCAATTGCAGATGGTCTAAATCCTAGTGATATTTGGGGTAAGAGAGTTCAAGACAGAGAAGTTTCTCTTGACTATGCTGATGTTGTTGAAGTACATGCAGTATATGAAGCAGCTGGAAATGGAGCACCTGTTATACCAGCGTTGACATTATCTTCGTTTACTGGTCCTACTGGAAACAACTCTGATATTATCCTAGGTGAGGTTGGTGTTGGTAAGAGCTCTGGTGCATCAGCAATAGTTCTTGGAAGAAATGGCACAACTAAGGTTGATGTTTGCTTCAAGAATACTAATAGATTCAAACAAACTGAAACAGTTGTATTCCAAGAATCTGGTGTAGAAGCAGCTCTAACTCAAGTTACATCTGGTGATAAAAATATTAGAGGTAATTATATAGTTGATTCTGGTCAAAGAGCAGAATATTATGACTTTGGTCGTATTGTTAGGAAACAAGGATTTCCTCATCCACAAGGACAATTAAAGATATACTTTGATTACTACACCATAAATTCAGAAGATTCTGGTGATGTAGTAACGGCAAATAGTTATACTAAAGATCGTTATGATAGAGTTGCTAGTTATAATAACGTAAGAAATACTGATGTTATTGATCTAAGACCAAGGGTTGCACCATTTGTAGATTCTGGAACTAGATCACCATTTGAATTTGATTCAAGAGACTTTAGTGGTGGTGGTCAAGCAGTTCCTAATGTTCTTGTATCAGATGAGAACATTGTATTTGATTACAATTTCTACTTAGCAAGAACTGACAGGTTATTCTTAAATCGTGACGGTACATTTACTGTCAAAAAGGGTACTCCTGCTATACAGCCAGTACAACCAGAACCTCTTCCTGATTCTTTTGAATTAGCACTAATAGAATATAAACCTTACGTATATAATCCTATAAGAGATGTAAAAATTACTTTTAGGTCTAACAAACGTTATACCATGAAAGATATTGGTGATCTTGAAACACGTATTGAAAATATTGAAGAAGTAACTGCATTATCTCTACTAGAAAATGCTACGCAAAGTTTAGTTATTACTGATCCAGATACAGGACTCGATAGATTTAAGAATGGATTTGTTGTAGATCCTTTCAACGACTATAATGTTGCTGATAGATCATTACCTTCTTTGAAATTTGAAGTTGCTGGTGGAGAATTAGTACCAGTAAAACATTTTGATTCTATTGATCTTTTAGTTGGTTCTAATAATCTTATAGGATTGACTCAAGATCCAGATCCAACTATTGATGCAAGATATGTACAAGATTTAGGTTCAACAAATATCAGAAGAACAGGTAATTTATTGACCTTAGATTATGAACTTGTTAGGTATCAGGAACAGGTACTTGCTAGTAGAGTTGAAAATGTCAATCCGTATCTGTGGAGGAATTGGCAAGGTAATCTAACTCTAAATCCATCTAGTGACATATATGTTGATAGAGTATCAGTTGTAGAAGATGATGGTCTTGGTTATGTAAATGACGTTATTTTCTCAACAGATTTGCTTCCAGAAATGAGGGAGCAGAATATCGAATTTACTGGAACTAGGTTAAAACCAATAACAGAACATCATGTTACATTCCAAGGAATTGACATGATTGATACTAGAGATTTTGTTATTCCAAAACTTCTAGAAGTTACTCCTATCCAAGGTTCATTCCAAGTAGGTGAGACTATACGTGGAACAGTTTCTAGTACTCAGACAACAGGTCAAGCAACAGAATTTAGAGCTAGATTAGCAAGTCCAAACCATAAAGGTGGTCCTTATAATGCACCTACAGTAACAGTAAATACAAACCCATACGATCCTACAGTTGGATTCTCTTCATCATATTCAGAAACATCAACAGTTTTGAATCTTGATACTGCATCTTTGAATCAAAAGTCTGATGGCAATTACTTTGGTAAGGTAGAAGTTGGACAGAGACTTGTTGGAGAAACAAGTGGTGCTGAAGCAGAGATCAATAACATCAGAATAGTTACTGATGATTTAGGTGCTGCAATTGGTTGTTTTTATATTCCAGCAGAATCATTTGCAAATGGAGATAGCACAGCGATACTTTCAAGTTTACGTGCAGAAGAACAATTACCAGGCATAAACTTTAGTCGTGCTGGTGCTCAGTTCTTCTCAGAAGGTGGACAGATAACAGAAACAACATTACAAAGAACCGAACCTGCACCTCCTCCACCAGAAATCATTTATGAAGAAGTTATTCATGAAGTTGAAGTTCAGGTTGTAAATGATGTTCACCACCATCATACAGAATATATAACAAATACTGTAACGGTAACACAAGAAGTACCAGGACCAACTAATACTGTATATGTTGATGTACCTGTACCAGTACCTGTACCATATGAGGTAATTGTTGAGGTTCCTGTAGTTGAATACGTTACTGTAGTTGAATATGTTGAAGTTATTGTTTATGAAGATGATCCTTTAGCACAAAGTTTCTTTGTTGAAGAAGATCCTGGTGTATTCATTGGTGCTGTTGATATGTTCTTCCAGTCAAGATCGGAGACAATTCCTCTACAAATTTCTATTGTAGAAATGGAAAATGGATATCCTTCTAGAAGAGCAGTCGGAAATAGTATTGTAACTGTCAATCCTCAGGATGTAAACGTATCTGATGATGCTAGTATACCAACTAGAATATACTTCCCAGCCCCAGTATATCTTGCTGGAGATCCAGCTGGAGCAGAATATGCTTATGTTGTAGTTACAGCAACAGATGAATATAATCAATGGATTGCTCAAGTTGGTGAGGTAGATATAACAACTTCTAGTCAATCTGAATTGGGTAAAGTTGTTATTACCCAACAACCTAGTCTAGGATCATTGTTCAAGGCACAAAATGCTGCTACTTGGACAGCATCTCAGATGGAAGATATGAAATTCACAACATATAGGTGTCAATTCTCAGAGCAATCTGGAACACTTAAGATGTTTAGTCCAAGGTTGACTGAGTGGGGTGCTAGAAACCAATTACCAGACAACCCAATCGAGACTTATGCTAAGTCTGCATTGGTTGGTATTGGATCTGCTATCGAAAAAATGTCTACTAATCTAACGATTGGTCAACAGGTATTACAGAATAATACAACTGCTAAAGGATATATTGCTGAGAGATTGTCTCATATTGGTCAAAGTAATACTGCCATAAGGTTAACTAATGGTGGTAGTGGATATGAAGATGGTACTTATAATGATGTTTCCTTTATAAGACGCACAGGTAGAGGATCAGGTGGTGTTGGTATTGCAACAGTATCTGGTGGTGTAGTTACAGCAATGACTATCAAACCAGGATCAGAAGGGGTTGGATATGCACAAGGTGATACATTTACAGTTGCTATTGGAACTAAAGGTCTTGGTAAAGACTTTATAGGATCAGTTGGTCTTACTACTGGAATAAATGCATTCTTATTAACAGGTCTTGAAGGTGCAGACTTCAATACTTCTGATGAAATACAAGTCTATGATAGTACTCTTGGATATGGAGTAACTGTCAGTAATATTGTTCCATCTTCAGTATCAGTTAATACTGATCAACGTACTGGTAAGATTTTCAAAGTACATCATCCTATGCATGGTATGCACTCTGAATTGAATAGAGTGAAGATTGCTGGTGTAGTAGGTGATAGTTTACCTACTAGATTGACTGTTGGTTATGCTGCTAGTTCTACAGCTAATATAAGTGTTGCAAGTAGTACTGGATTCAATATGTTTGAAGGTGCTCAAGTATCAGCAAGCAATCCTGGATATGCACTTTTAGGAGATGAGTTGATTGCATATACTGGTATTGGTAATAATACCCTTACAGGTATTACTGGTCGTGGTATTGATAGTGGGTTTGCTAGAACTTATGAGATTGATACCCCAATACAAAAGGCAGAATTATCTGGTGTTTCTTTAAGGAAAATCAATAGAGAACATTTCCTTCAAGAAGTTACAAGTACTATTGATGGTAAGATAGAGTTTGATCATTATCATTGTCATATTCCTGGTGATATCAATTTCACCACTGATCAAAGTGGTGGCGGAGATAGAGCTAGAGCTACATCGAATATACAATTCAATGAAATAACACCTGCAATTTCATACCATTGTTGCGATCAAGCTTCTCTTACAGCATCTGTTAGAACAACTTCTGCTACAAGCATTAACGGTAGTGAGACATCTTTTGAAGATCAAGGATTTGAAAGTATATCTTTGACTAATAGAACTCAATTCCCAACTTCAAGAATGATTGCTTCTTATGAAAATGAGCAAGCAAACAACAGCATACTTCAATTGCCTGGATCAAAATCATTTACAATGGATCTTACAATGAGTACTAATAATAGATTAGTATCACCTGTAGTAGATGCATTTAGAAGTTCTGTTTCAGTAGCACAAAATAAATTGAATGCTCCTGTTTCAAATTACATTACTAATAGATTATCTAATACTTATGATGAAGATCCTCATGAATTATCTTATGTTACTAAGATAATTCCACTAGAAAATGCTGCATCATCTATAAAAGTTTTTGTTGCTGCATATAGACCTGAATCAGCAGACATTAGATGTTTCTATAGATTGGTAAGGGCAGATGCTCTTGAGGTTGATAGAGTCTTTGAAAACTTCCCAGGATATTCTAACTTAGATGCTGGTGGATTTATTATAGATTCTGGCAATAACAATGCTTCTCCTGATGCAAATATTGCTGTAAGTCTTGAAGATCAGTATCTTGAGTATGAGTGGTCTATAGACAACTTACCTCCGTTTACTGGATTCCAAATCAAGATAAACATTGGATCAACCAATCAAGCACAAGAACCTAAATTGTTAGACTTTAGAGCAGTGGCGGTTACCTAATGGATAGAGTAAAGGTACAAAACTTCAAAGGTCTCGAAAGAGATAAGAAAACTAATGCAATCTTAAACACTGATAAGACTGCATATGATCGTTATGTAAGAGAAAAAAATCATAGACAACTTCAAAAAGAAGAACTAGATAGTCTAAAGGATGAAATTGCTCTTTTGAAAGAATTATTATTAAAGAATAAATAGAAATACTGATCTAGAAATATGGCAGTTCCCTCAGTCAATATACAAATAGAAGCAGGTACTGACTTTTCTTCTACCTTTGATTTGAAGAAGAGGGATAACACAGCCCTAGATCTAACGTCTTATGATTTTTCCTGTAAGATGAGAAAATGGGCAGGTGCTCCTGGTTCCGTTTCTTTTGCCACTACTTATGGCGGTCAACCTACAAAAGGTAACCTAACAATATCTCTGAGTGATACTCAGACTGGTATTATTACTTCTGGAAGATATGAGTATGATGTTTTGATTATAAATCGTAACAGTAATATCAGAACTAAAGTTATTACTGGACAAGTGATAGTAAACCCAACGGCATCATGATATGTCAATACAGATTGTTAATGTTGGCATTACTTCCGACCATGCTGATACTGCATTAGATGGTCAACCTATTATTAAATTTTCTGTAGAATCGGACGACACTGTGGCAAACATTAGAGACATTTCTGACATTGTATCTACAGCAATTGGTAGTGGTATAGGAACTCATTTTGTTCTATCATACGATCCAAATGCAGATAACTTCGTTTTTATAAGTCCAGACGCAGTAATAAACTCTGCTGCTGGAAGTTTATCTGGTCCAGAAGGATTTGATTCTTCTGTTGTTACTGCTCTTGCCGAAGATCTAGACAATCAGATTGATCTAGATGCTGGAACTTGGGCATAAAATCTAAATACTAAAAGGCAAAAAGAACAAATGAGCAACCCAGTACTGCAATTTAAGAGAGGTAATCTTGCTAGTCTACCTGGCTTGAGAGCAGGTGAACCTGGTTTTACCATAGACAAATATGACTTATATGTTGGTATTGACTCCACAACTAGCAATAACCAAATAATAGGTTCTTCTCGTTATTGGACACAAGAAACTACAACAACAGGTTCGGGAGTTAATTTAGTAGAGGGTACTAATAATGGTACTAATACACTAACTCTAAAAGCTCCTGCAACATTAGCAGGTGACGTTGTATATACATTTCCAGGATCAGCAACTAATGATGGATATCTAAAGTCAGATGGTAGTGGCGGATTGACATGGGATACTGCTCCTAATCAAGCACAAAGTGGTGGAACAGGTGCTCAAGCAGTTAATGTATCTGGAGTAGGTACTGTAACATATCTAAATTCAACTAACGCCAATGTTACTGGTGTTAGTACTTTTGCATCTGCTCAAGTAAGTGATCTTACCTCTGGTAGAGTTGTTACTGCTGGTACAGATGGAGAGTTAGAAGATAGTGCTAATCTGACATTTAATGGGTCAGCATTGACAGTTACAGGTACAGCAAATGTAACAAGTGACTTGTCTGTTGGTGGTAATCTAACTATCAGTGGATCAGTAACACAAATCAATACAGTCAATACAACTGTAGAAGACGTTCTTCTTGAACTACAGGTTGTAGATGGTGCTGCTTTAGGTAGTGATACTAACAAGGACGTTGGTCTTATAATGAACTACTATAGTGGTTCTGCTAAGAAAGCTGCTGTATTCTGGGATGATTCTGCAGGAAGAGTTGTTATAGGTTCAGAAGTTTCAGAGTCTTCTAGTGTTCTAACAGTAAGTACTACTGGAGATCTAGAGATAGGTGGGTTATATATCAATGATTGTGCTGGTCAGACACAAGTAATTTCTTGTTCTGGAACCACTAGATCATTAGAAAATATTACCATAGATGGTGGTTCGTTCTAGCATATATAGAGCAGTTGTTTTTCTAACATGAATGAGGAAGTGAACGCTGTTTTGCAGGTTTATCAAAACAGAGTAAGTACATTATTGGCACAAAATATTGCTTTAGAAGCAAAACTAACTGTTGCCAACAACGCAGTTAAAAAATTACAAGAAGAAGTACAGGGTTTAGATCAACCTCGTAATGTACCAGAGGATCCAGATCCAGTGGTAGATGGTGGAGAAGTGTGATAGTTTATTTGGCAGGTCCAATTGAACAATGTTCTGAGGATGAGGTTCACTTGTGGAGAAACTATGTTTCTGACCACATACCTATTGATATAGCTGTGCTTGAACCTCGTTATGATTTAGGATCTGCTGGAGAAATATTTCATAACACACAAGAAAATGTAGAACGATGTGATATGGTTTTTGCTTATTTACCGAAAGCAGTGAATGATAGAAGACCATCTTACGGTACTATATTTGAAATAGCATATGGACATGCACTTCATAAAGAGATTGCTATAATTTCTGATGATGAGTTTGTTCATAATCATCCTGTTATGAAAGGTGTTGGTAGTCATTTTAGATGTTTAGATAATGCAATTAAATACTTATTTTAGTGGTATTTGGCAAGATCAAAATTTTGAATCTCTTAAGTATTCTGGCTATCAGTTGGTCGATTATGTCAATGCTAAAGAACCTTCTAGCGTCTTAGATGTTGGGTGTGGGTACAATAGGTTCAAGGGTAAGATCGATAGGTTGATTGGTATAGACCCATATAATGATGCTGCTGATATAAAAGTTTCTTTAGAAGAATATAACGGACCAAGGTGCGACATAGCACTTGCTTTGGGTTCTATTAATTTTGGTGACGAAAAAGTCATTGATTATCAAATGGACGTACTTCACGGTTTGTGGAGAAGAGAAGCAATATTCAGAGTTAATCCAGGCATACCTCATGACTGGAATGATTATGGTGACATGTATTGGTATCCTTGGTCTAAAGAAAAGATAAATAAGATAGCGGAACGATTTGGATATACTGTGAAGTGTATCGAAACTGAACATACAGTTCAGGGACATCTCCGTTACTTTTTCATTTATACTAAATAAATTACGTAGATAGGAAAACTTAAAATGCTTTCTGGAACCGATTTCGTCAAGAAGATCAAGGAAGGAAATAGTGAATTGTTTGAAGCATCACGCTCAAACGTTCGTCGTTTCTTCGCTTCTAAACCAAGTGATGAGTACCTAGTTGAGCACTTCCGTGGACGCATGGTCAACGAAGCTCAGAATATGTACGCCATCGCTGGTCAAGTTGCATCCGCAGATCCTTCTACAGACGTAAAAGACTTAGAATTACTAAGCAAGCAAGCACTAGACGAAGCTAAGCACTTCCGTATGGTTAAAGAAGTTATTGAGCACATCACAGGCGAAAAGCTAGATGTTGCTGCTGCATTTGCTGCTGAAGCAGAAAAGCCTCAGGCAAAAGGTGCAGAACTTCTAGACAAGTACGAAGCATCTAATGATGAAGCAGCACTTGCTGCATATCAGTTAGTTGCTGAAGGAAGAGCAGAAGCAGTCTGGAAGGAAATGGCAGAATGTGTAGATGACAAGTTCATTTCTTCACGTTATGCTACTATTGCTAAAGATGAAGGATTCCACTCAAACTTAGGTGGACGTTCACTTTCTCGCTTAGTAGAAGGTAAAGAAGATCTTCAAGCACATGTTCTTGGACTTGTAGAGAAGATGAGAGCTGACCTTCTTGAGATCAGCAATAAGAACACTGCTACTCCTTTAGCCGTTGTTTAAAAGGTTTACGACCTTCACGAATACTTTTGTCTAACCAGTGCTCTTGCACTGGAAAGACATACTTATGATTGGCATCGACAGTTACAAAATTGTCGATGCCTTTTGTTGTCACAGGAAATTCTAATACCCTACCAAGATATTCGATATATTTTTCTTTCCATAAGAAGAATGCCTCATGGTCAATGAAGTGGCATGTTAGATCCTTGAAGTATTCAAGGGCAGTATCCATGGTTACTTCACCACCTACACGTTTTTGTTGTAGTTCATTTATATTTCTATCTCTTACTATAAGAGCAATAATTGGTTGTACACCTAGCGACATCGCTTTCTGTGCAACCTCTTTTATTTTGGGAACTTGTCTGACACCATCATAGAAGAAAGGTACACTGACGTTAGCACAAAAGAACTCTCCTTCTGGGAATGTCAATTCTTCTGGATGCACCCAATACCTAGCAAATGGTTCTTCGTCACTAGGAACCCAGTAGTTGTCCTTCAGTGAATCCCATCCTACAACGTTAGGATGTGCTGATAATAATCTAGCAAACAAATGGTTACCAGATCCTTGTGGACCAGCAACAATCAATAATTTTTTCATTGGTAGCACTACGGGCAGTGACATGGTTTATCTCCACAACAAGGTAAATAATCACCTGAAGGTTTATCTGGTGTATTGGGATTGGAAGGAAAAGGTATCCCAGTTTTGTTACCATCGTCTAGGATATTATAGTCTACGTATTTGATATATTTTTTATTAGCATCTTGTTCTAATATTTCATCTACTCTCTTATCATACCATGCTATAGGGAATCCAACATCTAATGTTTTGAGATACTCTTGCTTGTAAAGATAAAGCAGTTCATAACTTAGATATGTTGGTTTTTCAAAATTTGGCAGTTGGTCTAGGAAGTGTCGTATAGTAGACTCTTCTCTTATTCGGTTTTGTTGATGTGCAAGTATATTTTGATCTCTACCTATGACTAAGACTTTAGTCTTCACACCACAAGATTGAGCATTTGTGCAAAACTGCACCACGTTTGGACACCATTTGGTCCCTTTACTTTCTATGCCAAGTGGGATGCTTATAGAGGTAAAGTAATATTGACTTTGCGACCAGTCAAATTTATGCAGAGTGGACGGATCCTTCCAATACTCAGCAAAGGGTTCTGAATAACGGTGTGCTTCCCAATAATTATCGAGAAGAGTTTTCCAACCAAAAACGTCCTCGTGTAGTGAGAATATTTTGGACCAGAGGTGGTTGCCCGAACCTTGCGGTCCCGTTAACACAGCGAGAGTTTTTGTCATCATAATCAGCTACCTAATCTAATTATAACATAAATATCTTCGACAGTAGATACTGTCGTTATAGGTACATACCGATATGGCAAATCCCAAGATTAAAATAAAGCGATCTAGTGTCGCTGGTAAGGTTCCGCATTATCCAAATACACTTGACTTAGGTGAGTTTGCAATTAATACTGCTGATGGCAAAGTATTCATTGCTTCTGGTCAAGATGGAGTAGGCATAGGAACAACAGTTCAAGAAGTTGGAGTTTCAACAGCTTTAGTATTATCAGGTATTGTGACATCTGGTAGTTTTGTTGGACCCCTAACAGGAGCAGTAACAGGTAATGTTACTGGAAATGTAACAGGAGACCTTACGGGTAACGTCACAGGAGACGTTACGATAGGAACTCCTACAGGAGGTTTCAAAAGCGGTGCGTTCACCATATCAAATACCGATAAGACAAAAGATTCTATAAACGAACTAAACAATATATTAGGAAAATTAGTACCATCAGCACCTACTACTATCGATGGTGTTTCAATTAGTCTGACTGGAACAGCAGGTAATGGTAGACTTTGTGCTGGATTTACACCAACAAACAATACAGGCGGTTCTGCTCCAGTAGCAGGTACTCAGTACACAAGGAATACTGATAGTACCATATCTACTACTTACATAACCGAATATGGTCCAGGAGATTCTGGAACGGTAACTGGTTATGTAAACTCTACTGGTATAGGTAACATCACATTAGCAAGTGGAGATCAGAGTGCTACCAGTGATGCTTTACAGATAGCAAATGATGAGGATGCTTCCAATTCATCAAGAGATTCAGGAATAGCAGCAGGGTTCTATGAGATATATGACGTTAGAATAATAAATGCAGCATCGCCTGATGGTTATAACTTAGCAAATATTACACACGGTTCAGCAACAACTGGATCTGTTTATTGGTATGAGGATCCAAGTACAGTGGGTGCTCCTGTAATATCATTCAGCACACCTATAACACCTGCATCACCAACATTAGCATACTCTTCTGGTATACCACATTATACAGAAGCATCTGCTAACGCATTCACTTATGTGATGACAGTTGAGAATGCAACTGGTGACATGTATACCTCTAATTCATTCATCAATAGTGATGGACAAACAAGTGGATTCCAAAATCCAGGAGATAAGAGTTATACAGATTTTGCTTCAGGAACTAATCCACCAGCAAGAAACTATGGTGTTGGTACTGGAGTAACTTGTTTGATATCTCAGCAACCAAGGAATGTACACACCACTGTTACATCTAATGTTTTCACATCCTTTGATGCTTCAACTCCTTATGGTTCTCATAACAACCAGAGAGTAAGTTATACAACTGATGTCAATATCATGGGAACCACTGCTGTGACCTCCAGCATGGACGAAGATAACATTTCTATATCTTCTCTCGGAACTGGGTCTGGTAACGCTACCAGAGTCAAGGCAGGTGCAACTGGTGACAATCCTACTGCTGCATATACAACTTGGACTGGTAATGCTTCTGGATCAATTGATACTTATGAGGCAACAGTTAGAGGAGGTACATTACGTCACGATCAAACAGATTATTCATCTGGATATCTTCCTGCAGGTCCAGATTATTCTTCTGGTAGAACTGGTAATCAATACTTCCAGATTGAGTTGATAAGATCTGCTGTTTCAGAATTCAGTATAACCTATGCTGGTTCTGTTGCTGGATGTTGGGTATGTATGCCTGACAACTCAACTTGGACTACTTCATTATCAGGTACAAATGGATGGGCAGATATGTTTGCAGCATATAGAGGCTCTGGTGTTCCAACAACTGCAGAACCAGGATGTTCTTCAGGTGGACTAATGGATACCAACGGAGGTACATTCACATGTACTTTTGGAACAGAATCTTCTTCTAATGATTCTAATAATAGAATTCTGATCAGATGGAAATTGACCTCTGGACAGTCAATAACTTCAATGTCATTCACATCTACATAAGCGAGGAATAACCAAGTGGCAGCATCATCAAACCAAAAGATAGATTATCTATTAAAGAAGATTGGTTATACCGCAACAAAGACTGGTATAGCAGAAGATGGAAGTATAAGTGGTACTAAAAAATCTCCTTCGGGTGAAGCAATTGCATCTCCCTTAGTTGTTCCTAGTACTAGTGTATGGGCAGATAGCAGCCTAATTCCAACAACACCACCAGGTTCAGATAGTGGTACGGTAAAGGTATATCTTGCTGGTACTTCTGGTCTGAGAATGACCGTTGACAGTACGGTTTCTGGTAGTCGTTCCTTTATTGCATATACAACATACAACAATACTGGTTCTGGAATTTTAGGTAACTGGATTGATACGCAATTTGGTTCAGATTATATTATCAAAGTTTATAAAGGTGATCCCAATTCAGGTGGCGTTCAGTTATCTGCTGCTGGTTCTGGATCTAGTGATGGGTGGTTCTTTGACTATTCATCTGGTGTCCTAAACTTCAATGATACAAACGTACCAAGTGGAGTATCCGATACTAACATTTACATTGTAGGTTACAGATATATTGGTAAAACAGGAGTTGTTACTCCAGGTGGTATTTCATCAATCACTCAGTTGAATGTTAGTGGTATTGCCACAGTACCTCAGTTACAAGCTGGTACAGTAAATGCATCTGGTATTATAACTGCTACCGAATTTCATACTGGTGCATCGGGATCTGCTATACGTGTTCTTGGGAATACAATTTCTGGTCCTGCAACTCTTACCCTTGACCCTGCTGCTGTAGGTGACAATACGGGTACAGTTGTAATTGCTGGTAGTTTACAAGTTGATGGTACAACTACAACAGTTAACTCAACTACAGTTAACATTGTTGACAAGCAAGTAAAATTAGCAGATGGTGCTGCCAATGATGCTGCAGCAGATAGTGCTGGTCTACTAGTTGATTCTGGTGATGGTGATAAGACATGGACATTCCAAGCAACTGGAGATAATTGGGGATCATCTGAAAATATAAACCTTGCTACTGGTAAGGTACTGAAGGTCAATAATACTGAGATTCTAAGTTCAACTACTTTAGGATCAAGTGTTATAAATTCTTCTCTAACAAGTTTAGGAACGATAGGATCATTAGTTGCGACCACTGCAGATATCAATGGTGGTACAATTGATAACTCCATTATTGGTGGTGCTACTCCTGCTGCTGGTACATTTACTAATGTTACTGCTAATGCGGTTCTAGATGTAGATGGACATGCCAATCTTGATAATGTAAGTATATCAGGTGTAACTACAACCACAGGAGCAATCACTGCGTCGGGCGGTGTTGTCGGTGCTCTAACAGGTAATGTAACAGGTAACGTAACTGGAGATCTTACTGGTAATGTAACAGGTAATGTAACAGGTAATCAATCAGGAGGAACGGTTTCTGCAACATCTGCAGCAATTGCTGATCTAACTTCTGGTCGTGTCGTACTTGCTGGTACAAGTGGAGAGTTAGAAGATAGTGGAAATCTTACATTCAATGGATCTACTCTTGTCGTAACTGGTGCTGCTACAGTATCCACAACACTGGGTGTTACTGGAGAAACTACTTTAGCATCTGCCACCGTGTCTGATCTAACAGACAATCGTGTTGTTATAGCTGGTACTTCAGGTGCTCTTGAGGATAGTGCAAATCTAACATTTGATGGTTCAACTCTTGCGGTTACTGGTGCTCAAACAATCAGTAGCACCCTAGCAGTTACGAGTGATCTATCTGCAAGAAACGTTACTGGTGTTGCTGCTACCTTCACAAGTAATGTAGTAATTGGTGGAGACCTTAGTGTTACTGGTGATGTAAGTTACGATAATGTTCAAAATATAGATGCTGTTGGTATTGTTACAGCACAGAAAGATGTAAGAGTCAATAGAAACTTATACGTTACTGGAATAACAACAGTCTACGGTGACGTACATTTTGAGGGTAAACTTTATGATGGTGAATATGCAACTGGATCTGCAGGGCATCTTCTAACATTTGATGGTACAGATACCTCTTGGGTAAATCCAAGTACGGTAACTGCTGGTAATGCTACTAACGTTACTGTTACTGCAGATAGTACTAGTGCAACTAATTACCTTGCATTTGTTGGTGCTAATTCAGGAAACAATGGAGTCAAGGTTGACACGGGTCTAACATACAATCCAAGTACTAATCAATTAGTACTTGCTGGATTTACTTGGCCTACAACCGACGGTTCGGCTGATCAAGTTTTGACCACGGATGGATCGGGTTCTCTAACCTTCCAAACTCCTGCATCATCAGCAGGTATCACTTCTATAAGTGAATCTACAACAACTGCTACTGCAGGTCAAACTGCATTTACTGCACCAAATGTATTTGATGATGGAACACAAGCAAAAGCATTCCCAGTATCAGTATTTGTAAATGGAGTAAGACACCGTGTAGGTTCTGCATCATCTTGCGACTTCCAGTTATCTGCACCACAGACAATCAACTTCAATGCACAATCTGCTGCAACTGCTGGTGATAGGGTAACAATTCAAGTTGGTTATGGTTATACTATAACTGAACAGTATTTTACTGCTACACAGAATCAAACTTCATTCCAAACAAGTATATCAACTCCTGGTGCAATCAAAGAAAAAATTCACGTTTACTTGAATGGTGTTTTACTTAGAAGAGGTACTGACTACACTTCAGGATCTCCTATAGTTCTTGGACAGGGTGCAGATGCAGGAGATGAGATATCTCTACTCTCTAGTGCAGGTGAAGATGTGTTTACTGCTACAGAAGGTCAAACGAAATTCACACCAAGTGATAATGATACTACTGATAAAAATGTTGAAGTGTATCAAAATGGTATTCGATTAGAACTAACACAAGATTATACTAAGCATAGTCCACATGTCACAATAATCAATCCTGCTACAGGATTAGATGCTGGTGATGAACTGGATGTTGTTATCACTCGATAAATAGTAACATGGCACAACCAAATACTAGACAGGGACTGATAGATTACGGGAAACGACAGTTAGGTTTTCCCGTATTGGAAATCAATATTGCTGATGAGCAATATGATGATCTAATAGATGATGCTATTCAAAGATTTCAAGATCGTCATATGGATGGTGTTGAAAAGATGTATTTGAAACATAAAATAGATGAACAATTTGTCAATACTGTAAGAGCAACTGATCATGAAGGAGGAGAAACTTCAGTAGGTATTACAACTACTACTGCAACTGCTTCTATTACAGGTGTAGGTACAACAGTTCATTCATTTGTAGAAACTCAAAACTACATTCAAATACCAGATGCTGTCATTGGTGTTGAGAAAGTATGGAAAGTTGATAGTCGTGCTATAGCATCTAATATGTTCAACTTGACATATCAGATATTCTTGAATGAGATATATTATTTCAGTTCTATGGAACTGCTCAGTTACACACAAACAAAAAGATACTTAGAAGATATTGATTTTATATTACACCCCGATAAGCAGATAAGATTCAATAGAAGGCAGAATAGATTGTATATTGATAGTGATTACAGTAGTATGAAAGAGGATGACTATTTGATTATTGAATGTTATAGGACATTAGATCCTAATGACTTTACTAAAGTTTATAATGATCCCTTCTTGAAAAGGTATTTTACTGCATTGTTGAAGAAACAATGGGGTTCAAATATGATGAAGTTTAGAGGTGTGAAAATGCCTGGTGGTGTAGAACTCAATGGTAGAGAGATATATGATGAAGGAGTAAAAGAATTAGAAAGACTAGACGAACGTATGCAGTGGGAGTACGAAATGCCTGTACTTGATATGATTGGATAATGGCACTCAATCCTTTTTTCTTACAAGGTAATAAGCAAGAGCAGTTACTTGTTCAGGATTTAACAAACGAGCATATTAGAATGTTCGGTGTTGAATTCATTTATATGCCTAGGGTATATGTGAAGACTGCTGATGTTCTACGTGAAGTTACTAGTTCTAAGTTTGACAGATCATTTCCTATAGAAGGATTTATCTCATCATATGAAGGGTTTGATCAAAACTATAATTTACTTACAAAATTTGGTGTAAGGTCTACTGCAGAGATGAAAATTATCATCTCACAGGATAGATATGATTCATCTATAGCACCTTTATTATGGAAGTTCCCAACTGCTACATACGGTCCTACTGGGAGAACGGAAGATCAAGTAAGACCTTATGAAGGTGACTTGATGTATTTCCCAATGAGGGATATTATATTTGAGATCAAGTATGTAAATGATATTGTAGATTTTTATCAACTAAGAAATACCTATACCTATGAGTTAACCTGTGAACCATTCGAGTACACAGACGAGACTTTCGATACTCGTGTGGCAGAGATTGATGATGACTTTGAGACTGAGGGTTACAATGTAACAATGATTCTTGGATCTGGTGGTGAGAAAGCAACAGTATTTACAACTCTTACTAATGGTGGTATATACAAGGTTGATGTTATAACAGGTGGTGTAGGATTCAATACAACACCTACAGTTAGGTTTGATGCTCCAGTTGGAGCAGGCCATACTGCTCAAGGTTATGCCAAGATGGTCAGGGTAGGTACTAGGAACTTCTCATCATGGGGAGTCCAGAGTGTTGTTATTACTGATCCAGGTTCAGGATATATTCCTGGTTCTGATGTTCCAAATGTAACTTTTGTTGCTGGAGATGGTGTTGGTAGCGGTGCAGTAGCAATAGCAGGTGTTGGAACAGAAGGTGTAGTTGGTGTTACATCTATATCATATGCAGGTAAGAACTACTCTAACGCTCCTTCTGTAACTGTTGGTGCTTCTTCTACTGACGGATCTACTACTAATGCAACGGCATTTGCTGGAATCAATAGTGCAGGTCAGGTAACACATGTTCACTATACAAATGCTGGATATGGTTATACTTCAGTTCCTGTTATTACAATAGGAGATTCTGTAGAGGGTTCAGGAACATTTAATTATGGAGATGTTATCAAGGGTTCTTCTTCACTCACTACTGCATTTGTAAGTAGTTGGGATGCATCAACAAATACGTTGTTAGCAAGAAATCTATCTGGTCAATTCTCAGGAGGTGAGACTATAACTGTTGAAGTTGGTGTGAGCACGGGTGCGTCATACACTCTAAATAGCATCGACTATAATGATGACGATGCGTTCAACGATAGTGAGACTATCGAATACATATCTGATACATCTATAGTAGACTTTACAGAAAAGAATCCATTTGGTGAGATTTGATGGTAGGTAATTATTTTTACAATGAGACCGTAAGAAAAACAGTTATCGCTTTTGGTACACTGTTCAATAATATTAGCATTAAAAAATTTGCTAATGACGGTAAAACTATTAGTATGATGAAGGTTCCTATTGCATATGGTCCTATGCAAAGGTTCTTAGCACGTATTGAGCAACAGCAAAATTTTGATGATAACGTAGCGATTACTTTACCTAGACTTGCATTTGAGTTGACATCATACACTTATGATGTTACTCGTAAAGCATCACCAATAACAAAGTTTTTTGCAAAGACTCCTGCTGATAAAACAAAACAGAAGAAGATGTTTCTTCCTGTTCCATATGATATAGGATTTAGGCTAAGTTTTGCAACGAAGTTGCAGGATGATGCTTTACAAATTATTGAACAGATATTACCTTTCTTTCAACCAGCATACAACGTTACAGTAAATATGTTAGATGGGGTTGAAGAGTCTAGAGATATACCATACACACTAAGAAATGTTTCCTTTACTGATGAGTATGAAGGAGATTTTTCTAACAGAAGATTTATTCAATATGATTTAGATTTTGTTGCTAAAACATATTTCTATCAGGAAGTACCTACAGACGAAGGTGGAATCATCAAGAAGGTTCAGGTCGATTACTCTACAAATATCAGAGCACCAAGAGAGCAAAGATATACTGTTGTTCCAACCGCTAAGAAGGATTACAATTCAGATTCTACAAGTAGATTAGCTGCTGCTTTAGATACTAAGAAGACATTAGTAACTGTTACTACTGCTACTGGTCTTATTGCCAGAAGCTTTATTCAGGTAGATGAAGAGGTTATGCGGATCAGAGAATTGAATGGTACTAGTCTTATTGTTTCTAGAGGACAATACGGAACCAAGATTCAAGAACATGATGCTCAAGCAGTGATTAATAATGTGGATTCCCTAGATACTGATATGCTTGAAGTCGGTGATGACTTTGGGTTTAGTGAAAATTCATCATTCTTTGGTAATGATGGATTGACTTATAGTCCAAATCAAGGTAGGGATGTGGGGTAACCTTTGGGAATCATATGTCAATAATGACCTAAGAGATGTCGAACTAGATGACATCACAAAGTATCACGTCACAAAATTTATACAAACAGTACCAACATATCATTCAATATATCTTAGAGGATCATTCTTAGAAAGGAATATCGTAGGCAGTTGTACGGGATCATTAAGCACAAGCGAACACTCCGATATTGATTTTGTCGTTGTTGTGCCAGAGAAAACGGATGTGCAAATGTCAATGTATGGTAAAGGATTCAAATACAAAATCAATCGTGTGCCATGTGATGTAAAGGTTATACATTACAATAGGTTTAGTAAGTACCCCAACAATTTATTCTTAGAAGTCCTTCCTCTCAAAATGGTAGAGGGTGAGGAAGACTTGTCAATAAGAAAAATTGATCTTCATGAAATACAACATGATTATCATGACAAATACAAAGCACTTAGAAATCAATTAGACAACCCACAATGTAAAGGTCGTGTTAGGGATGCCTATACTGCCAAGAAATATATCAAAAAATTATTACGAAACTGCTTTGATACTGTAGGTCCTGAACTAGGTATGCACACCAGATCTCTGGACTATTGCCAGTACTTTTTTTGTGAAGTTCACCCCGAACACGAGGTATTAACTACTAAATTATTGGACGTGTTTCTAAATACTAACAGATACGCTTGGGATGATATCCAAAAACTTGTGTCTGAATCAGAAATTCTAATCGATTTTATAGGTAATTATGGCAGACCAGTTTGACTCCATCGATAAGGCACTCGATGTAAAATGTGAGATTGTCAAAGAGAAAAGAAAGATTGCAAAAGCAATCAAAGACTCTGATGATGATCCTACCAAGGATTATGAATATAGTAGAGCACAGTTCTATAACCTTATTGAGAAGGGTCAAGAGGCAGTTGATGGTATCTTAGATGTTGCAGGTGATTCTCAGCACCCTAGAGCATATGAAGTTGCTGGACAGTTGATCAAACACATTGCAGATACAACTGATAAGTTAGTTGATCTACAAAAGAAGATGAAAGATTTAGATGAAGATAAATCTGGTCCTAAGAATGTAACTAACAATTCAATGTTTGTGGGTAGTACTGCTGATCTTCAGAAAATGCTCAAAGCAAATGGATTAATGGGAAAGAAATAAAATAAATAAAACATGGCAAACATTCCTGAAGATATTAGTAACATCATCAAAACTGGTGTTAGTAGTTACTTAAATCAAAACAAGAATATTGGTGTCAAAGATCTTCTTACTAAGAAGAGTAGACAGAATGCTGGAAATCAATTGAGGTCTACTTTGAAATCAACTACACTCGATACAGGACAGAATATAATTAATCATTTGAGAAAGGAAGAAGTATCTCGTAGAAAAAAACCTTCTGCTATAAGAAAGAAGAAGGCACTTGATGCTGCTTTAGAAAAACTAAAAAAGAGAAAGGCATCATTGAAAGAAGGTGAGGCAAGGTTTGATAAACTTGTCAAGGCTATTAGACAATCTCAAACATCTGTAAAACAAGATGTAAAACTTAAGAAGATTGCTGCTAAAGTTAGGGGTATCCGAGAGATGGTCAGTAAGATGAGAGCATCTGACTATAGAAGTCCTGGTAAAACTTATGATATAAAATCAAAAGAAGTAAAAAATAATCAGTTAGCAAAACGAGAACCTGATAAAGGCTCTACACTAGCTACTCGTGGTACGAAGAATACTGAAGTGAAAGACAAAAGAAAACCATCACCATACAGAAGTGGTGAAAAGAAAAAGTTCAAAGGACCGTCAAAAGAAAGAATAGGAGCAATTGCTAAAGGTGTACACTCAACTGTAAAGAAAGTAGGATCATCAGTATCGAAAGCATACGGAGATTCTAGTTGGAGTGGACCTAGAGTAGGCTAAATTATGGCAGCAAAAAGTGACATTTATCTTGGTAATCCGAATCTAAAGAAGGCTAATACACAAACCGAATTCACTAAGGAACACATTGCAGAGTTCCTCAAGTGTAAGGCTGATCCAGTTTATTTTACAGAGAAGCATATAAAAATTGTTAACGTTGACGAAGGTTTAGTCAGCTTTAACATGTACAAGTTTCAAAAGAAACTTATAAGAAATTTTCATAAGAATAGATTCAATATCTGTAAAATGCCTCGGCAGACTGGTAAGTCTACAACTGTAGTATCTTACTTACTCCATTACGCAATATTCAACGATAACGTCAATATTGGAATCCTCGCAAACAAAGCAGCAACTGCTAGAGATCTACTCGGAAGACTACAACTGGCATATGAGAACTTGCCGAGTTGGATGCAGCAGGGTATCATCGCTTGGAACAAAGGGTCGATGGAACTGGAGAACGGTTCCAAGATCATAGCAGCATCTACATCAGCATCTGCTGTTCGAGGTATGTCTTTCAATATCATCTTCCTTGATGAGTTTGCATTCGTGCAGAACCACTTGGCAGATGATTTCTTTGCGTCTGTTTATCCTACTATATCCTCTGGTAAATCTACTAAGGTTATAATAGTATCTACTCCACATGGTATGAATCACTTCTACCGAATGTGGCATGACGCTGAACGAGGACAGAACGAGTACACTGCAACAGAAGTTCATTGGTCTGAAGTACCAGGCCGTGATGCAAAATGGAAGAAACAAACTATAGCAAACACTAGTAAACAACAGTTTGCTATTGAGTTTGAGTGTGAGTTTCTGGGTTCTGTTGATACTTTGATAGCAGCATCAAAACTAAAAGCATTAGTATATGAAGAACCAGAAGAGCAGAATGGTAAATTGAATGTATATGAAAAACCGTATCCTGGAAGAGATTATATTATTACTGTGGATGTGGCAAGAGGTATCTCTAAGGATTATAGTGCCTTCATAGTTGCTGACATTACAGAGTTTCCATATAAAATCGTAGCAACGTATAGAGACAACGAAGTCAAACCTATGGTATTTCCTTCTATCATTGAAGAGGTTGGTAGAGCATATAATAATGCTTATGTGTTATGTGAGGTAAATGATATTGGGGATCAGGTAGCATCTATTTTATTCTATGATCTTGAGTATGAAAATCTATTGATGGTTGCTATGAGAGGAAGAGCAGGTCAGATAGTAGGTTCTGGATTTTCTGGTGTCAAAACTCAGTTGGGTGTGAAGATGAGTACGACTACAAAAAAAGTAGGATGTTCTAACTTGAAGACTTTGGTCGAAGAAGATAAACTTACATTCTGTGATTATAATATCATCAGTGAACTTACCACATTCATACAAAAGAAACAATCATTCGAGGCAGAAGAGGGTTGTAATGATGACCTTGCTATGTGTTTGGTTATATTTTCATGGTTGGTAGCACAGGATTATTTCAAGGAGATGACTGATCAGGATGTAAGAAAACGTATATACGAAGAGCAGAAAAATGCTATAGAACAGGACATGGCTCCATTCGGATTTGTATGTGATGGATTTGATGATGAGATAGAACAAGTAGACTCAAACGGAGATAATTGGAAGGTAGATGAGTATGGAGATCGTTCATATATGTGGGACTATACTTTATGAAACCTATACTTGTTCTCTGTCCAGCATTTCCTAAATCAGGAACAACTTCATTATACTATGCATTAGGAGAAACAAAGCAATTTACCACAAGTATACTTAAAGAATCTCATTATTTGTGGAGAATTCTAAGAAACAAAACAATGGTATATGGTTCCGATGATGGATGGACCAGAGAGAAGTTGCATAAAAATGTTATATGGGAGATCAAAAGATTTAGTATGTGGCAAAAAGAATTGCCAGTGTGGGAATTTATAGAATTATTACATTCATTTGTTTATGATCCAGCAAATTATGACAAATATATTCGTTATCATAGTTGCCTAGGAAATCTTTCTATGGATTTTTCTTTACAAAATTTTGACTTGTCTGACAAAGAGTTGAATGAAGTTAAAAAAGTACTAGATGATTACTTTGATATTAGAACTGTGATATGTTTACGAGAACCAAAAGATTGGGTAGAATCATGTTATAGAAATGGGATAACCCTAGAAAGTGATAATTATAATTATGAACATGTTGTAGAAAAATACTCAAAAAGATGGCCAACCTTGGTTGTCAAGATGGAAGATTTTGAACATAATATAGTTGATGTAATAAATGAATTTTTTGATTGTAAAATAGATGATGATTGGAGGATAGGACATCACAATAAAACAGATGATACAAAATATCCAAAGATAAAAATAACAGAAAGAATGGAGAGAAAAATAAAAGAAAATAGAGAATTTTATGATTCCTCAAAAACAGCAATAGTATCTAATTATTATTTCCTATGATAGCTTCATGGTGTATAGCAGTCAAAAAACCTAAATAATTTCAGTCAAAAGTTCGGGTACTGCAGGGAGTTAGAATGGCACTTCGATTAGCATCTCCAGGTATTTCAGTAAGAGAGGTTGACCTTACTAGGGGTGGCGTAGACTTTACACTCAACGTCGTTGGTGGTATTGCTGCTCCTTTTCGTAAAGGACCTATCAATGAGATAACTAGAATTAACAATGAAAAAGAGTTGGTTGACACATTTGGTGAACCAGGTGTGGGTACAACTGACTTCCACTACGAATGTTGGTATGGTGCAGCAAATTTCTTATCATACGGTGGTAAGTTAGATGTTGTTCGTGTAGGTGGTGGAGATCTAAACACAGCAAACGCTGCATCAGGTCAAGCATCATTAGCAAGTCTTCGAGTAGACGGATACGAAGATTACACAAACAATCATACAGATGATACCACTTGGTATTTCTCCGCAAAAAATCCAGGTCATTGGGCAGAAAATGTAAGAGTTGCAGTTATAGATAACGCTGCAGATCAAACATTTACTGGCGTTACCACTACTAACATATTTGTTGGGTATGGTGTTACACAATCCTTGACTGGTGTTACAGTTGGTGTTGGTACTACTGCTGCTGCAACTGGTATGTTGAAAGGTATCATCTCTAATATTGGAGCAGGTACTATAGATGTAAGAGTAGTAAGTAAAGTCGTTGCTGGTGTAGAAACACTAGTAGATTATCAAGAAGGTTCTCAACTTGAGTTCAAAACTGGAACAGGTAATCTGGTTGGTATCAACTCTTCAAGCACTGCTAACATAAACAGTAGGTTTACACCTGCCTCTGGCACTATAAGTGACTGGTACACTGCACAAAATATTATGACAAGTGTGGCAGACGGTGGATCTGATATTGTCACAATTACTTGGAAGTCAGTATTAAACAAACCAAAAACAAACGATTTCGTTACAAAAAGAG